AAAGCAAGGCGTATACCAATAAAAGCGTTTGAATTTTTGAGAACGCGAGAGCGGCAAGATGAATTGCACGCGCAGGGTAGGTCTAATGCAAGAGCAGGTCAAAGCCCACACCAGTATGGTTTGGCGGTCGATATAATATCGGCCACAAAAGGGTGGGATTTGAGCAAAAAACAATGGGACGTAATAGGATCCATTGGAAAAGAAATTGCCAGAAAGCGCAACATTAACATCGTATACGGCGGTGATTGGGAATTTTGGGATCCTGCACATTGGGAGTTAAAAGATTGGAAGAAATACAGACAAGCTTACAACCATTGTGTTGGGAACAGTATAAAGATTCCAGAAGAAACAAGGCTTCGCTTTGCTTTCTTGGAGAATGTTTATGCAGCTAATCGGTCACGATAGCGCGCAGGGGAGTTTACGAAAGTACAACTCCCCTGCCCCAGCATACACACCCTTGTTAGGATATGCATTTAGTGACACGCTTACGGCAAGCCCATGTGTATAACACCAACGATGTTGAATAATGGGGTTGAAGTAAGCTGTCGTAAATGTTGGCAATGCCGCAAACGAAGAGTTGACGATCTCGTTGGCAGATGCATTGCCGAAAGTAAGTTTGCAAAGCGAACTTACGCAGCAACACTAACATACGGTGGGGAAGCTGGTGTAAACGCAGCAACGCTAGTTTACAAAGACGTACAAGATTTTTTGAAAAGATTAAGAAAAAAATATTCAGTACGGTATATCGTAGCCGGAGAATACGGCACGAAAAAAAATAGAGCGCATTGGCATATTATCTTGTTTTTTAACAAGCAATATCCACAGCTTGAAAATAATAAACGTGTGAATTGGGAATATTGGACTAAAGGATTTAGCTATTTCCAAGAACCAGATTGGAAAGGATTTCAGTACGTATTGAAATATGTTCTGAAAGACCAAGACGAACGAGTTAAAGTTGGTCATTTGGCTATGTCCAAGAAACCGCCTTTAGGCGAACAATACTTTAAAGAGTTAGCAAAACAGCACGTAAAAGAAATGATATTGCCCAGCAATATATTTTATAAATTTAGAGACGTGCGTAATAGCAGAAACAAAATAAAAGACTTTTGTATGCAAGGCAAAACAAAAGATATGTTTATGCGAAGAATAAGATGGCGATGGTACAAAAAGTACGGAAAAGAGCCAATGAACGAATTATTTGAAGAATATTTCGAGAATGAAACAAGACGCGAAGAATTCGACGTCGAAATGGAAACGAAACGATTACATTATAAACCCGTTAAATATGGCGAAAAATGGCAGAATAACGAAGTAGAATCTGACCATTGGACAAAGGCAGATGTAACGGAAGTAGAATACCAAGGTATTCCTGGGATTCTATGGGAGCATAAAGACGTAGCTGAAGTATATACGGAGCAAGGCGAATGGCAAAAAGTAGAAAAACATCACGTAAAACAAATAAAGCAGTTCGGAAAAGTTATAAAGCGACGCAGATACGACGAAGTGCTACGGGAACAACTAGAAAATACGTAAGTCCGCCAACTATAAGGATTGGAAGGACTGGAGTGGTTGGAACCGCCGCAACACCTGAGGTACGAAAAATACAAAGTAGGTTGCAATTAGTTAATTCACCTACAATAATAACGCCCCTATCAGAAAAGAATAGGTCAGATAAAACAAATCTGCGGCGTAGGTGTAAGGATAGACCAAACCGCAATAAGGGACGAGGCGGAAGTGGTGGAAAACAGTTTATACCGTGGTGTAAAAAATAAAGTTGACATGTATAACGAATCAGAATATACAGAGAACATCCACAGGTTTGTTCTTTTGGGCTCGCATAGTATATATTATGTTAACACCATAACGTGAACAAAAGCAAAACAATTCCTGTGATAAAAACGGGAGTAAGATGTGCATAAATTTATTTTAAAAGAGCTACTAAAACCAACATTAAGGCGTGTGGGATCTATGATCGCAGGCGGTTTAATTACGTTGGGAGTAGCGGAAGATGCAGCACTTGCAATTGAAACAGGCGCAATTGCTGCAGCCGCAGTCGCAGCCGACCTAATATTTTCATATTGGGAGCGAAAGAATGTGGATTAGAGAAATAATATCAGGCCTCAGTTTCGGCGTAATAGGCGGATTTATTTTGTTTATTTTACCTATTATATTGGAGATTTAACATGCCATCATGGTTAATACCTGCATTAGTAAGCGGCGCTGTTTCTACAGTCGGTTCAGCGTTAACGAGAAGGGACAATAGAAGAGAAGTTGCGCGAGTAGACGCAGCAAACAAAAACGAAGCTGCAAGAATACAAAAAGAAAACCAAAAATCAGTCGATGCAGCTCAGGTAAAAAACAATGAAATTAGGCAGAACTACTATAAAAATGTAGTTTCTGATGCTTTGTCTGCGGGTATTAATCCGTTGACAGCATTGAGGACCGGCGGAGGTCAAGGATACGCAACTGCTGTTGCAGGTACAATGAACAACGCCGTGATGTTAGAGGGCGTTTATAGAAAACCCCTATTATCACGAAACCCATTATCAGCTGGATTGGAAGCAGGTTTAAACACAGGGTTAAACCAATTTAATAGACAAAAACAATACAGTCATGAGGCCAGAATGGACGAATTAAATAAGAGTTTAATAAAAGCACAAGTAAAAAGTATGAACGCGGAAATAACACGAGGAAATTACGACGATGAAAATTCGGAGCTAAAATTTGCCGGGAAAGATATTCAAAAAGATGAAAAGTTTACAGATGTGGAAGAATATGAAAAACGATACGGAGATCTTGTTTCTGCGTTGGTCGGTGCAGGAATAGCTATTGCAGATGCTAGAAAAACAGCAATGGTTATTTTGAGCAACGAAAAAACAGCAAATTTTTCTAGAAATAGAAGAAAAATTTCTAAAAAAGTTTTGCCATCATTACCAAAAACAACTGTAAAAGGCCCCCAAAAAAGGGGTGAAATGCGTGGTGCGTATTGAAATGCACAAAGTGCACAAAAATAAGAAAAATAATTAAACGAATAATAATCAGGAGAAGAAAAAAATGAGAAATACAGAAATGATACCTAACGTTCCAGTGAGCTTTCAGCGCACGAGACGTATGAGCAAAGGACGAGTATTAACCTCGGGGGATGCGGGTAAGATATTACCGATAAAAGCAGATCCAATATTGCGCGAGGAAGGTTTTAGCGGAAATGTAAATGTATCAGTGGAAATGATGGAAACATCAGAAAAACCAGTGAACGCTATTGTGGCGAAAGCATGTACATATTTTGTACCCTATTTAGCATTTGACCAGTTTAACGGGTCAATAGATGAATTAAATAGGAGTTATAGTAAAGAAAACGGAATAGCGGGGTCACCGGTAAGTTTTTTTGAAAAGAATAAATATTATAACGGTTCAAGCGTTGTCACAGATAGTACTCCGACAGATATGGATACTGGCGATAATGGGCGATCGACATTTTATGGAACTTTGGGGTTACATCACGGTGTAGCAGACATGAACAATTCTTATGTGCAATCTTATAACGCAATTGTGAACCATAGAAGAAAAGCAAGATCAACAAGTTTAGCACTGCGAAACGAATTTGATCATAATCTTGCTGAAGCATTTTGGCCAAACGAAGGAAACAGTCATATTATGGCGGATTTTGACCAAAAACTCATAGACGGTGAGGTCACATTGGGTTCTTTGAGTTTTCAAGCTCCAATTTACTCAAAAACTCAATATGAAGGATCATCAGGCAATACATTTGCAGCTAGCGCGGCAGATTGGGGCGCTACTGGAAACCATACAATGATTCCAATTGGTGGATATGTCGACGAAGGCGATCATTTTAAATACACGGATATGTGGGCGGAATTGACTGAAGGCGGGTTAGGTACAATGTCATTAGCAGACATTGAACAGGCTAGAAAAACAGCTGCATTTGCAAAAATTCGCTCAGCATACGACGGTATCGATGACGAATATATAATTGATCTTTTAATGCAGGGTATAACAGTCCCAACAGAAGTAATGAAACAACCAATGTTGATTGGATCACAAACCGGAATGTTTGCATTTTCACAACGGTTTGCAACGGATAGTGGAAATTTAGATGACACAGCAACAAACGGGTTTGTATCATTAGGGTACAGAGTGCGAGCGCCACGAACAAGTATTGGCGGCATAGTAATGACATGTTTGGAAATCGCACCTGAAAGGATTTGGGAACGTAAAAAGGATTACTTTTTATATACAACTGATACTGATAGGCTTCCTAACGCCTTTCGTGACTCGCTCGATCCTGAGAAGATTTCTTCCGTCCAGAAATCGCACTTAGACGCAAACCACAGTACGCCAGACGCAACGTTAGGATATGCACCATTAAATCACGAATATAATCGTGATCAAATTAATGTAGGCGGTAAATTTTATAGACCGTCTAACGATGCATACACAGAAGTTCGGTCAAGAATTTGGACAAATGAAACAACGGATCCAAGTTTAAGTACCGATTTTTACTTGTGCACAAATTTACACAAGAAAATTTTTGCAGATCAAGTAAGCGATAGTTTTGAGATTACAGCCGTAAGCGATTTAACTGTTGATACAAACGTAGTGTTCGGGGATCGCTTAATAGAAGCAGACGCGACATCAGACTACGACGATATCACTAACTTAGTAGATTCAACAAGAATTTCTAAGTAGTGCAACGGCGGGGGAACCTCCCTCCCCCGCCATTTTATTAAAATTAAAAAGGTGATGAAATGAAACATTTTAAAGTTGGTGTGATAGACCATTGGAGCAATTATAATGCGGGCGACGTCATTGCGTTCCCAAGCAATAGACCGAGACGCGTAGCGTTTGAGGTCATCGCGAACTCTCCCATTGAAATATGGGCAGATGTTGAGGGAAGCGATCTCAGCAAGGCGGTACTCATAGCAAGTGGCGACGACAAAATGTCGGTTGAGTACACAGCAAAAGGTAATTCATGGGTGCTTATCAAAGCAGACAAAAAAGCACAGGTTTGGGTGAATTTACCGGACTTAGATCAAAACGTAGCAAAAACAATGGACGATGAGTTTGTTAACTTGGAACCACGCATTCGTGAAAACAAAGAATTTGGGCAAATGGTGGAAATTATGAAGTTAAACAAAGCGCATTTTGATGCACAAATGAAAGACGAGCGTATACAGCTCGCACAAATGAGGCAGCAAATAGCAGCAATGCAGGCAAAAGAAACAGTAGTAGCGGAGGAAGTGACAGAAGATGTTACAGAAGGTGAAGCCGCTACTTAGTTTTTTAAAATGGATCCGGTTTTTAGACCGGATCCAATATTTAAAAGGACTGGCGCATAAAAAGCACACAGATGCTGCTTTAGACCTAATAGATGAAAACGCCCATAAAAACATTCATGTTGTTATAGACCAAAGTGAAAACGAATATATGTGGGTTCACCCCCAAATAGTCGAATTTTGGAAAGCTATGCACAAAGAGTGTAAAGCAAGGCGTATACCAATAAAAGCGTTTGAATTTTTGAGAACGCGAGAGCGGCAAGATGAATTGCACGCGCAGGGTAGGTCTAATGCAAGAGCAGGTCAAAGCCCACACCAGTATGGTTTG